GAATTTGAAGAAGTTGTGGCAGGCAAAGACGCTGACCTTGTGAAAGCCTATGACTACATGACCAAAACACAGCTCAAAAACTGTGTGAAGTTTTGTGAACTTGTGATCTCGGACTGCGGCAGCTATGTGCAAATCAAGAAAGTCGAGCGCAAGCCCCGCAAGGTCAAGGCAGTGCCCCCGGAGAAGAAAGCAGCCAAGTTCAAGATTTGTGCAGAGTTTGCTGAACTCAAGCTCCGGAGCCTGCCGGCTGCACAATTGGTGGACAAAAGCGAAGCCTGGCTATATGACACCAAAAAGCGCAAGTTGATCCATGTTGTGGCCGACGAGTATGCCAAGGTGTTTACTGTGAAGAACAATGCTGTGATTGGATTCAGCACCGTGGAAACTGTGCAAAAAACACTGCGCAAACCTGCAGAGCAACTCAAGGCCATTGTGGCTGCTGGAAAACCAGCTGCTCGCAAACTGTTCAAAGACATCAAGGCCACAGAAACTGCATGGAACAGCCGCGGCACTGAGAACTTGGTTATTCTTCGGGTCTGGTGAACTAAATATAGGGACGGAGTTCCCTATATGGCTGAAAATACCCTACAAGTTCTCAAACAAGACCTAATCAACTATGTGCAACTGCAACTGGGCAGTGGCATGATTGACGTAGAACTTGACCCTGCACACTACGAAGCTGCGTATCAAAAAACCATTGGCACTTATCGTCAACGTGCGCAGAATGCTTACGAAGAAAGCTTCAGTTTTCTTGAGTTGGTGCAGGATGTCAACATCTACACACTTCCGCAAGAAGTCATCAACGTGCGTCAGGTTTATCGTAGAACATTTGGCAACAGCCAAGGACCCTATGCCACAAACTTTGATCCATTCACACAGGCCAGTTTGAACGTTTATTTGATGAACTTCAACGTGGCCGGAGGCCTGGCCACATATGATTATTACACACAGTATGTGGAATTGGCTGGGCGCATGTTTGGTCAGTATGTGGTGTTTACCTGGAACCCAGTGACCAAAAAATTGCAAATGAGCAGAGACTGGCGCGGCACCGGTGAAAACGTGCTGATTTGGACAGACAATCTAAAACCTGAATTCCAGTTATTGTCAAACTACCAAACTTCACAATGGATTCGGGACTACATGGTTGCCAACTGTAAACTCATGATTGGTGAAGCTCGCGAAAAGTTTGGACAGATTGCCGGACCACAAAACGGTAGCAGCCTAAACGGAACTGCAATGAAAGCAGAAGCCCAGACACAAATGGATGCTCTAATTGAATCACTCAAGACCTATGTAGACGGCTCACAACCACTAACTTGGGTAATTGGATAATTAAAGGATATATATATGGACCCGAAATTTTTTAGAAAATATGCAGATTTAGTAACCGAAGCATCTGCACCAGCTGCACCAAAAAAAGAAGCACGAATATTGGAAAAACTGGTTTGGAAAATTGTTGACCTTGGAAGTGGCGATGACGGATACGAGTGGCTCACCGACCACCACCGAGGCCCATTGGGAGACGCTTGGAGAAGTTTCTTTGATGATGATGAGGCACAAGGCAGTGATATGGCATTTTCTGATTGGATACTACAACATGTTCCACATCAAACTATTGTACAATTGGCAGCACAAGCCAAGGGCATTTATGGAGATGCAAAGTTTGACATTCAATATTGATAACTGTTGACATAGTTCAAACAATAATATAAAACAACATTTAGGTCAAGATTCCGACGAATACAAATATCTATATGATCGTATCAGTTGCGGGTTGACTGGTACTCAAAAATTTGGACAAAATATTTGTCAGCGATCTTGACTTACTTCCACAACCCTGTTATACTAACACTATGGCAGACTTAATGATCGATCTTGAAGGACTTGGTACAGGTCCCGACACCACAATACTAACCATAGCTGCCCAGAGCTTTGACCCATTGAGTACAGGCTATTACGAGCAGAGTTACTATGCAAGAATAACCCTGGAAAGCCAAGAAAATCGTTCAATACAACAAGGCACTATTGACTGGTGGGCCACACAACCTGCAGTTGTTCGCGACGAAGCATTTAGCGAACAAGATCGCATACCACTGGATCAAGCATTAGACGAGTTAGGTAAGCTGATTTGGCATAGTAATCGTGTCTGGGCACAAGGTCCCACATATGACTGTAACATACTTGAGCACGCCTACAAAAGCTACAACAAACCCCTGCCATGGCAGTTCTATGCAGTCAGAGACAGCCGCACTGTGTTTAGTTTATGGCCCAGCCAGCCCATCCCGCCCACTACACACCATGCACTAGAAGACTGCCGCAGACAAATTGGTATGTTACAAAATACACTAAAACACCTCAATGTTCAGGAGTTAAAATGATTATTGGAATTTGTGGATTCATTGGCTCAGGAAAAGATACTGTAGCAGATTATCTTGTTAATTTGCATCATTTTCGCAGAGAGAGTTTTGCCAACAGTCTCAAAGATGCAGTCGCTCAGGTATTTGGGTGGGATCGGACCATGCTGGAAGGGCGCACCAAACAAAGCAGGGAATGGCGCGAACAGCCTGACAAGTGGTGGAGCGCTCGGTTGGGCCGTGAAGTTACACCTCGATTGATGCTACAGCTATGGGGAACAGAAGTCTGCCGACGGGGATTTCACGACGATATTTGGATCGCAAGTTTGGAAAACAAACTACGCAACTCTCAGGACGATATTGTAATCACTGATTGTCGCTTTCCCAACGAAATCAAATCAATCAAAGCAGCAGGGGGAAAAATAGTAAGAGTAGTGCGCGGACCCGAGCCTGAATGGTATGATGCTGCGGTCAGTGCCAATCGCGGCCCCGATGGAAATCCCACCTGGAGCCTGAGCACTGGAAAATTGCAACGATTGGGAATACATGCCAGTGAAACTGCCTGGGTTGGCACAGAGTTTGATGTTGTGCTGGACAACAACAGCACACTGGATGATCTATATCGTCAGGTCAAACGTCTGGCTCAAGATCCCCACGATTCCAATTAACATCACTGCGTTTTACTTCCTCGGCACAGTTAAGACACACAGTTTTTAAGTTGCGAATGTCGCTGTTGTGCAAATTGCCATCAACATGAAACACCTGTAGTTGTGCTGAGTATCTTGCTCTAAACCCACAGCGGTCACATGTGGGTTTTTTCTTGTAGCCTGCTGTTTGCCATCTCGGCATAGGCGGCTTGATCTTTTTGTTCTTCTTGATGCACACTTCGCAGCGACTTCGGTAGTAAATTTTTTCACCGCGGTAGCAATTTATGGCCTTGGGTCTTTGATTGCAGGCCGGACACATGGGTCGTTTCATGATGTATTTAGCTAAAACCTTACGGTAAGGGCACTGTGTCGGGGTTCTTTTTTCGGCTATCGATAAATATCAGTAGCTAGAAAAAGGATTTACCATGGCACTAATTTCACCCGGCGTAGAAGTAACAGTAGTTGACGAAAGTCAATATATTCCTGCTGCGACCAACTCAGTCCCTTATGTGTTGATTGCAACAGCACAAAACAAAGTTTCTGGAACAGGAACCGGTGTTGCTGCTGGCACACTACAGGCAAATTCAAACGTTCCTTATTTGATTACCAGTCAGCGAGATCTATCAGCCACTTTTGGCGTTCCTTTCTTTTACAAGACCACAGCTGGCACACCAATCAATGGTTACGAACTTAACGAATACGGATTACTTGCTGCTTATTCGGCCCTGGGAGTTTCTAATCGCTGCTATGTGCAACGTGCTGATATTGACCTTACTGAACTCACTGCCAGCTTGGTCCGTCCCACTGGCAATCCCAACGACGGTGATTTTTGGCTAGACACTGCCAACACAACCTGGGGAATTTTTCAATGGAATCAGACCACTGCTGCATTTACAAATCAAGTGCCTATAGTTATTACTAGCAGCACTGATCTTAATCTTGGCGGCACTGTTCCACTGCAAACCGTTGGTTCAATCGGCGACTATGCTGTTGTAGTGAATACCGATGTGACTGTTCTCAATCCAATTTATTACAAACGCAATGGTCCCAGCACCAGTTCATACAGCGCAACTGTAAACTATTCATCATCAACTGATCTTGTTGATTTATACAATGAATGGGTGCTGGTAGGCAGCGATGAATGGAAAACAGCTTGGGCAACCATTCAGGGCACAGCTACAAGTCCAACTCTTAACAACGGTGACACAGTTATTATCAACGGACAAACTGTTAACGTTGGCAACGGCGCAACTGCCAACGTAAAAATTCTGTCAGACAACATTAATACCGCTGCTATTACAGGCGTTTATTCTGGTGTTGCTAGTGGTAAGTTGGTGATTTATGCTGATTCCACTGCTACTGCAGACGGATCTACAGCAGGAGAAGGCGCAGTCATAATTGAAAACGGCACAGGAACTCCTCTTACTGCGGTTGGAATCACTGCCAAAACATACTATGCTCCTGCTTTCTTTGCTGGTGCAAGCTTTAGTCAGCCTCGTTGGAGATCAACCGATACACAACCTGAACCAACAGGATCTGTGTGGCAAAAGACCAACAACGTGAATCTCGGTGCTAATCTTGTGTTAAAGAAATACTCCAGTGTGCTGGGAACATTTATTCAACAAGCTGTGCCAATTTACCCCGATGGCAACAGTGCAGTGTATGCATTGGATCCCAGCGGTGGCGGCAAAAATATTCCTATTGGCACCACCTGGGCAAGATTAAATCCAGGCTTCACAACACCTGATACTGCTGGCCTGGAAATTTTTGAATACTATGCCACCGGAACCACAGTGATCACAGGTGATGATACCAGCCCCGGTCCTTTTGTAATCAGCAATAGTTTCTTTATTAGAGCCACACAGCCAGGCACGTCTGATTTAACTGATTCAGTTACTGTTACTTTAACTGGAACCACTGTAGCAGATTTTATTTCTGCTGTATCAGCTGCTGCGGTGCCTTATGTCAGTGCATCAGTAAACAGTGACGGTGCTATTGTGTTTACACACAGCACAGGTGGTGATATTGTAATGGGCAATATCTCTGGTATCCCACTCACCACAGCTGGTTTCAATACAACTATACAGGGTGTTAATCCTGGACCAAATAACAGTTTGATTCTGTCAAATTTCACTAGCAGTCCGTTCTTTACATATACAGCCAGTTCAACTGGTCCAAGTCAAGATCCAGCTGATGGTCGTTTGTGGTTTTATAGTTCTAACACCCAGGCAGATATTTTGATTCAAAACAACGGCGCCTGGATGGGCTATCAAATGGTAGACAATGATGTTCGTGGTTTTAATCTAACTGATACCAATGCCAGTGGGCCAATCTTCTCTGCTACTGCACCTGTGACACAAAATGACACAGCTCAGAGTCCGCTGGTCTATGGAGATCTATGGATTGATACTGCTGACCTTGAAAACTACCCGGTAATCAGTCGTTGGCAAAACATAGATGGTGCGGATCAATGGGTACAGCTTGTAAACACTGATCAAACCACAGAAGATGGGATTGTATTTGCTGATGCACGTTGGGCTCCCAACGGCACGACTGATCCCATTGTTGATCCTATTCCCAGCATCACAAGCTTGCTGGTCAGCGATTATTTGGACCTAGATGCTCCAAGTCCAGCACTGTATCCACAGGGCATGTTGTTGTTCAACACACGTCGCAGCGGCTTCAACGTCAAGAGCTTTCAAGTTGATTACTTCAACGCTCAAAGCTTCCCTGATGACACACTGCCCACTGTTACCAATGCCTGGGTAAATGCCAGCGGAAACAAAAACAACGGTAGCCCATACATGGGACGGCAGGCACAGCGAGCGTTGATTGTTCAGGCACTCAAGGCAGGAATTGATGCGTCTACTCAAATCCGAGAAGAGCAACGTCAGTTCAATCTTATTACTTGCCCTCAGTATCCTGAGTTGATCCCCAACATGGTGGAACTCAACAACGATCGTAACAACACTGCTTTTGTTATTGGAGATACTCCGCTGAGATTGGCCCCCGATGCCACAGCGGTACAGGCCTGGGCCACTAACAATTCTGGAGTCGGCTTTAGCACAGGCGATGGATTAGTAACAGCTGATCCTTATCTTGGTGTGTTCTATCCCAGCTGCCAAACCACAGATCTCAGCGGTAGTTTGGTTGTTCAACCGCCCAGCCACATGATGTTGAGAACAGTGTTGCGTTCAGATGAAGTGGCATATCCGTGGTTGGCACCAGCTGGAACACGTCGCGGTGTGGTTGACAATGCTCTGCGCATTGGTTATGTGAATGCTACCACAGGTGAATTTATAACACTGGGAGTCAACCAAGGATTGAGAGATGTTCTATATGAACTTGATATTAACCCAATTACATTTGTTCCTGGTGTGGGTATCACAAACTTTGGCAACAAGACAGTGACCTCTATTGCATCTGTGCTGGATCGAATCAACGTAGCTCGTTTGGTTGCTTACATCCGCAACAGATTGCAAGACATTGGCAAGTCGTTCTTGTTTGAACCCAACGACCAGATCACTCGAAATCAAATCAGCAGTGCCATTAACTCACTGATGATCGACCTGCTCAACAAGCGTGGAATCTACGATTATCTTGTGATCTGCGACTTGACCAACAACACACCTGCACGTATCGATCGCAATGAGTTGTGGGTTGATATTGCAATCGAGCCAGTGAAAGCAGTTGAATTCATCTACATTCCTCTGCGCTTGAAGAACACCGGTGAAATTGCCAGTGGCATCAGCACCGTGGCTACCAGTGCATAAAGTATTGGTAAACAGTTTGAAAAATAGGGTCCTCGCAGACCCTATTTTTTTCTCGACCAAAACAGTATAAATAAACACATACAGGAGATATAACATGGCAGTAGCATCATTAACAAAAATGACAGTGCCTTTGGCAAGCGACCAGAGTCAAACAACTCAGGGCTTGTTGATGCCAAAACTGAAGTATAGATTCAGAGTAACATTTGAAGGATTTGGCGTTACAAACAGTGCTTCGCCTACCACAGAACTAACCAAACAGGTCATGGACTTTACTCGTCCCACATTGACGTTTGAGCCCATTGACATTCCAATCTACAACTCCACTATCAAACTGGCTGGCAAGCACAGCTGGGGTGATGTTACTTGTAACGTTCGCGATGATGCCAGTGGACAGATTACCAGACTTGTTGGCGAACAACTGCAGAAGCAATTGGACTTTGCTGAACAAGCATCAGCAGCGGCTGGTATCGATTACAAGTTCACAACCACTCTGCAGGTTCTCGACGGTGGCAATGGAACAGTCGAGCCAGTGGTGTTGGAGCAGTGGGAAATGTATGGTTGCTACTTGAGCGAAGTCAACTACGGTGACATGAACTACGGAACCAGTGAACCGGTAACAGTGGCCATGACCATTAGATACGACAATGCAATGCAGATCAATGCAGCCAGCGGACAAGCTGACGGTGTTGGTGCTGATATTGGCACAAGACCTCGTGGATCAGTAGCAACTGGACCAACCACGGTGGTCTAATAGGTCTTATCCATGGCATTTGGACAAGATTATATTTTAAAAGGTTTTACCGGCATCGAAGGTGTAAAAGATTACACACACGCCGCTAAAACCTTTTTGTCTAATGGATACCAGTTTGCGCCTCGGCACAAATATCTCTTCCATGTGTATTTTACCATCAACACTGCTTTTGTGCCTGCACTGAGATCTGCATTTGGTGACAACGAAGAAATTGCTACCATTGGCCTCATGGTAAAAAATGTTCAGCTGCCCAACTATAATATTTCAGTGGAAACCATGAATCAATACAATCGCAAGAGATTGGTTCAAACAAAAATTGATTATCAACCAGTTCAATTTGAATTTCATGACGACGGCGGCGACTTGATTCGAGACTTTTGGTATAGTTATTATTCATACTACTACAAAGATCCCAGTCAGAAGTATGATAATCTAACCAATACCAATGGTAGTTTGGGTCCTTTGATTGGCAGTCCCAATGCTTTCAGCTACAACGACAGAGACATATACAACAACGATAGAACTGTCAACGACTGGGGCTATATTGGAGAAAGTTACAACGATGGCGGCGACACATTTTCTATCAGTAGAACAGGCAAGCCACCGTTTTTTAGAGATATCAGAATCTATGGATTCAATCAGCACAAGTGGGCCAGTTACATTTTGATCAATCCATTGATCACTGAATGGCAACATGACACCTATGACTATGCTCAAAGCAATGGCACCATGGCTAACAGAATGACCATACGTTACGAAACTGTAAAGTATGGAACTGGTGCCATTGGAGATGTGAGACCAGATACCAACGCAGTGGGATTTGCTGATCCCAGCTACTACGATACCATTCGCAGTGGAATCACAAGACCGGGAACCAATGCAACTGTGTTGGGACAAGGCGGACTTGTTGACACTGGAATTGGTATTGCTGAAGACTTGGCATCAGGCGGCGTGGCTGGATATGTTGGTGCAGCACAAAAAGCACTGGCTGCTTACAACACCTACAAAGACAAAAATCTTGCCAGCATTGCCAATCGAGAAGTTAGACAAAGTGCCTCGGCCATTGCCAGGGGTGCGTTACCTGCTGTTCAGCGTGCTGTGATTGGAACACCGGGAACTCGTGGAATTCCTGGCACAGGCCAGCGAGGAATATTGGACGGAATTTTCTTCCCAACACCGTCTCAATCCACTGTGCCTGGTCCTGCACCTGCCACCACACCAAGAGATTTGGCCAATCAAATTGCAGCTCGTGGCACTGTGAGGTAAATTGTGTCTACTATCAACACAATCAATGACAAAATTGATCAAACAGTAAGAATCTACGACGAATTCTATAACTATTCTGAAGATGTTCCTGCTGCTGAATATGATCTTGTGAACAGTTATTTCAAAAGTGTGTTTGACACTGTTGAACAAGCCGACGCCTTTACAGTGTCTATTTTTAGAGTGGCACAAGAAAGCGGCGACAGTGCATTGACTATTGTGCAGCAGCTACAAGGCACCAGTGGTCCACAACTTACTATTAGCTTGTGTTATTATCTCAACAGTGTGAGAAGCAGAGCCACGCTGTTGGGTGTTTTGCAACCTGCTGCTCCTAATTTTTGGACTGCTAGAAACGTGAGACAGTGATGGCCAAGTGGGCTCAGGGTTCTTACACAATTCAAAATCCTCAAAAGTATGTTGGCAAAGGACAACCCAGATACAGATCTGGCTGGGAACAAGCATTCATGCGGTTCTGCGATACCAACGAACATGTGCTGCAATGGGCCAGCGAAAGCATAAATGTTCCGTATAGACACCCACTCACAGGCAAACAAACCATTTATGTGCCTGACTTTTTGGTTGTGTATCGAGACAAAAATAATTCGGTTAAGGCCGAAGTGATTGAAATCAAACCTGCTGGACAAAGCATGATCACAGAAAAGCAAAAGCCACAAGAACGAGCTGTGGTTGCAGTGAATCACGCCAAATGGTCGGCCGCCAACATTTGGTGCCAACGTCAAGGACTGACATTCAGGGTAATAACCGAAAACGACATGTTTACTAACGGTCGTGCTTAGATCCATAAATATGGCATGACCAGAAAATTAGAGCAGCTTTTCGATTTACCTGTTACTGAACCCGAATCAGATTCAGAGCCCGCCATCAACGAAACTCGCAGTGCACTGGTGGCCATTGACGAAACCATTGACAAAATTGACGCTGCACTGCCTGCAGTGCGTGACCTGGATGCGTCAGACAATGAAATGGACGAACTGGCCAGCAAGGCAACCAAAACATTTGATGAACTCATGGATCTTGGCATGAATGTGGACAGTCGTTTTGCCAGCGAGATATTTGCAGTGGCAGGCACCATGCTGGGACATGCACTCACAGCAAAAACAGCCAAAATGAACAAAAAGATCAAGATGATTGAACTTCAAATGAAGAAACTAAAACTTGATCAAGACAAAGGTGACGATGGCAGTCCAGCTGAAACAGCACAAGGGCAAGTGCTGAATCGCAACGATTTGCTGGAACGCCTGCTGGCCACTAGAACTCAAAACAATAAATCCTCATAAATATCGTATAGGAAACTGACATGAAACACTTCAGAGATTATTTGATTGAAAGCGAAAGAACCTACTCTTATCGCATCAAATTTGCCGGTGATGTGCCCAGCGAATTTTTAAAAGCATTCAAGACCAAACTTGATCAATTTGATCCAGTCAAGGTCGGCGATGTCAAAAGCACTCCGATACAGGCACGCACCCCCGACTTTCCAGCATTCAGCAATGAACGTATTTCCACTGTGGACGTAGAGTTTCGCTATCCTGCCATAGATGCACAAATCAGACAGATTGCACAATTGCTGGGCATGGATCCCAATCGTGTGTTGATGCAGACTCCCAACTACAGCGAAAACAATCAAGAAGAACGCACCGACATCGAAGATCAAAACAAAGATCTCATAGACGACACTGATTATCCTGCTCCTGATGCCAAGCAAAAAGCATTGAGCAAAGATTATGCCACTGGTCCATACGATCATGCAGTTCTCAAGAACGCCTATCGTTCAAACTTTACCATTGCTGGCGAAAAAACCAAACCAGCAGAAACAACAAATGATTTGCCACAGGGCGACAAGAGCCCAATGAGCACAGTCAAGCGTCCGCCCAAGCCAGCTACTGGCCGTAACCCAAGAGGATAATTAAAATGACATTTTTTTACGACCTGACCAAAAAACTGGATGATATTCGCGAGAAGCCGGAAACAACACACAAACAACTCAATGAACGTGACGAAGGCAAGCCAGGTAAAAACTTTGAAAAGATTGCCAAAGATGCAGCCGAGCGTTATGGCAGCATGGCCGCAGGCGAGCGTGTGGCTGGCGCAGTGCGTAACAAACTTAAGGCACAAGGCAAGCTAGAAGAAACCATGACCGACGACAAAACAGCAGCTCAACAAGCTTTGCAAGCATTGGGTCAAGGCAACAATCAAGACATGATCAAGGATCTACAGCGCAGAGCTGGAGTTCCACAAACTGGAAAAGTTCAGCCAGGACAACAACCCATGTCTGAAGATGATGTAGAAGAAGGCAACAAGTTTACTGGTAACCTAATGAAAGCTCGTGCTGCTGGCAAAAAACAAGCTGATTTGGACGGCGACGGTGACATGGAACCAGTGCGCGAAGCAGCCAAGCCAGACTATATCGATCTTGACAACGACGGTAACAAAAAAGAGACGATGAGGCAAGCCGCTGCTGACAAGAAAAAACACAAACATGATGTTGAAGAAGGCATTGTAGATTGGGCCAAAGAAAAATATCATGACTATCAAACTGGTAGACAATGGAGTAAATTTGACAAGGCTCAACGTAAAGGTGATGCCGCAGGCATGCAAGCCGCACAAGATGCCGCAGCCGCACACAGAGATCAACTACAAGCAACACGTTTGAAAAGAACAGGTAGCACTCTAGCAAAGAACAGTGATTATGGCATGGACCGAGACAGAGCAAACATTGCTGCATTGCAGAAAAAAGGCTTGGTTCCTCAAAATTATGGTCGTGTAGCCGAAGGCGAACTGGCCGAAGGTTGGGACGACATGCTCAAAGCTGCCGACGAGCGTAGACGTGAAGGCATGCGATCTGGAGAAAAAACTCAAGGCCACAAGGGTGAAATTGAAAAAACAGCCACCGGAATCAAGCACACTCGCAGATATGATGCCAAGACTGGCGAAACAGATTCAGATGATGATGAGAAGCCCGCAGGCGAAAAGCGAGGCCGTGGCCGTCCCAAGAAAACCGACCGAGCACCCGAGCGTGTAACTGCCAAAGCCTACAAGCACAAAGGCGGTCGAAAGATGAGCAAAGAAGATATTGAAGAAGCCATTGCTGCTCTTGAAGAAGCAGGTTATTCAGTAGAAGAGCGCAAACTTACCAAGCCCGAAATGAAAAAGCGCGAAGAAGTTGTAAAGTCCATGAAGAAAAACAAAGGCGACTTTGAACAGCGTTACGGCGAGCGCGGCGAAGAAGTGATGTATGCCACTGCTACCAAAATGGCAAAGAAAAAAGCCGAAGAAGTCGAAGAAACCACTGTGGCAGGTAGCGTGGCTCCTTCTGCTGCTGCTCCAAAAAGCAAAGGCAAAGGTGGAATGACATTCGGCAAAGGCATCTATGATTCCATGAATCGCGAAGTAGAAAGCATGATTGCCGAGTCAATGAATGTGTCTGTGAACATGAGCATGGACGAAACTGGCACACCTCGTAAAAACATCACTATCAGTGCTCAAGGCGAAGCCGCAGAACAACTGGCACAGTTGTTGAATTTGGCTGGTATGTCTGCACATAGCCATGAAGAAACATGCCCTACCTGTGGATCAGCTGATTGTGGTTACCAAGAACTAGATGAAAATCAACCTGATTGGCCTACCGATCAAGAAACAATCGGCGACGATGATCCTTTAATGCGTCGTTATGCGGGCGGACTCAACGGTCCCAAATCAACTGGTCAATCAGACGGTGCTCCACCAAACCTTCAGACACAACGTCAAGGCGTTATGGACGAAGCTGCACCACAAAGCATGCAACGTGTAGGTAAAGCGGCAGGCGAAGTTTTAGGTGCTGGTATTGGTTTCGCCCTGGGGGCTATACCTGGTGCAATAATCGGCGGCGTTGCATTGGGACCTGGCGGTGCCATTGGTGGCGGACTCGGAACTGGTTTACCGGTTGCTATGACAGGAACTACTCTTGGCGGCAGTGCAGGTCGCAGTGCAGCCAACTTCACCCATGATACCTTGGTCAATGCATGGCGCAAAGCCAGTGCCAAGCTAGGCGGTCCCGAAGCCACAGCAGAGTTTATCAAAGCACACGCACAGGCCGCAGACTATGGCAAAGATGCTTTTGACTTTGGCGGTAAAAAATATGCAGTCACAATGGATCGCATGCAGGCTCGCAAGGCCATGAATGACTTGGCAAAAATGACAGCAGGTTCAAAAGAACCAGTTTCAGAAGAATCTGTCAAGGTCGAAGAAAGTGTCGACGAACTGACCAAACTTTGGAAAACCTACAAAGGATAACAATGAAAAGCCTTCGACAATATCTGGTTGAAACTGAAGTCAAACAAGATATCCCCCAACAGGGAGATGTGTTTGCCATTGAACTCGAAGACGGCACATTGTTAGAAACCTATATCATGTCTGTGGACAACGATACTATTTTGTTGGATGCAACACCAAAAATCATTGGTGTTTTACGTGAATGGGCAGATCTTGAAGGCGAAGCCGGTGAAGTGCTGTTTGAAGGACAGTTCAAACAAAGCATGCTTACCGCTGCTGAACGTATGGCTATGGAAGACTTTGTTGATCGTTTTGAACATTTGTTTTCGCCAGGCGAAGCTGAAAAATTTTGGCACGACGCAAATGGTGTCAAGCACAACGAAGTTGACGAATCTGACTACAACACAGAAATTGATGTGGTAGATCGTGGCGAATACGATCGCGAAGGCGACATGGCCAAAGATGACTTGGCCACAATCATTCGTGCTGCTCGCAAGCTCAACGGCATGCTGGACGACGACGAAAACATGCCTGAATGGGTGCAGTCAAAGATCAACAAAGCAGCTGACTATGTAGACACTGCTGCTGACTATATTGAATCAAACAAACAACGAGCTATGTCCGAGGGTTCAGAATCTGATTTTGATCCAACTGACGTTGAAAACATAACAGATACTGACTTCAGAGCAGCCGCAGGCACATCCTTGCGTGGAAACATAACAGCCGATCGTGATGCGCTGATTCGTGCATTTGGTATGCCTGATTCCGAACGCGATATGTGGGTGTTGAGATTTGGTAATGGGCTAGTGGCCACAATATATACAGACGACAGCACCGGCACATCTGGGCAGCATTGGAAAATTGGCGGCAATCACCCTGATACACAACGCTATGTTGATGCCGCACTAAATGAGTTAACTGAAGCCAAGTATCAAGGTCGTGAAGTCAAGCTCGGCAAGCCCACTCGCGGCGATGTTAAAAAGTTCAAAGTGTATGTGCGCGACCCCAGCACAGGCAACATCAAAAAAGTAAACTTCGGTCACGGTGGAACATCGGCAAAACGTCTGGGCCAAAAGACCATGAAGATCAAAAAATCAGATCCTGCACGCCGCAGAAGTTTTAGAGCAAGACACAACTGTGACAACCCGGGCAGCCGACTTAAAGCAAGATACTGGTCATGCAGAGCATGGTAATATAGAAAGAAAAAGATATGGCAAGTCAAGCAAATGTTTATACCGCAGTGGCCAACGTAGTGTGGCAAACAGACAAAGTTCAAATTTCAACTAGCAATACTGCCGTGACTTATCAAGTTTATTTGGCCACTGATTTTGCCAACACAATTTATTCAAACGCTGTTAGTGTTCCCCCATACGCAAATGAATACAAGTATGTTGGTGTGGGCAATAAACTCACTATCACAGGATCAAACTTCACAGCCGCTGAAGCTGGCACAGCAAGTTCTGCCACGGCCGGTGTGCAGGGCGGCGGCAGCTACGTAGGCCAGTAATATGCGAGCACGCGAGTTTGTAACTGAACAACTTGGTAAGCCTGGTTTGAGAATTCAACAGGCTACTCGAGGTCTGCATCTTTTCAGAGACAAACGCAAAACCAATAGTGATTATGTTCTCAATCGTGTGATGATGGCAGTTGCCTGTGCTGATGGATCAGACACGCCAGTTGAGATTGAGGACATGAGTTGGGTAGGAACACGTCGTTCTGCACATCCATATACTCAACAAGAACAAAACATGCTTAAGCAGGCATACAAATCTGCTGGAGCAGAATGGCAAGATCTCAACAGCGGTGATATGGACAGTGAAGAACATCCTGCGGTAAACACAAAAAGTCCAGTGGTGGGATTTGGGGGATACCCAAGATGAGAGCACGTGAATTCATTAGAGAGCAACGAGAGCTGCCTCCAGAAATTCGAGAGCCATTGAAAAACACATTTGTTCTTCCGGGTCTCAGTGCTTCTGATCCTTACCGGAATTATCGATTTGGTGTGGCCATGGCCCGAGCCAGAAGCGATACCGCAACCGACACGGTAAATGATTTTCGTCCTGGGTGGACAGCAGAAACGGCATTTGGTGAACATGCTGTGATTGTGGGATTCAACAACAATGTTGATCCTGTGATTGATGCTGCGCTTACAATGACCAAAACACCCGGCGGTAAAAAATTAATCAGCACAGCAGCCAGCGAAGAGCCTGCCTTTGTTGGCACACAAAGCCCTGTTAAAGCATTTAAAGGATATTAACAATGGCGGTCCCAGATCCTACACAAGTAGCACCGTGGTATCTACGTAACATCAATCAGGCCTTAGAGCTCGACGAAGCCACAGGCAACGTTTTTGTTCGTACCAACGCTGTGCGAATCTTTGGTGTTGATACCAACTTAGTAAATTGGGCTTGATATGTTGATCCGCGATGTCTTACTCGAAAGCCGAAATCCACTAGCTCAGTGGAACAACGACGAACCTAGAGAGTTTGTCAAGCAGCTGACCAAAAAACTAGGTGCCCCCACAGAACTAACTGCTGAACGTGCAGTATGGTATGACCGCGATGGCTTCAAGCGTATTGAAGTCATAGATGAGTATGTGCTTCATTGTTGCCCAGCTCCGCACTACGATTTTGTCTACAGCACCATAGATCTGCATGTGCCTAAAAAATATGTGAGAGTTCTGGCAGAAAGTTCTGAGAGTATTCTGCTGGATTTGTTGAAAAACGAAGTAACTGCCCGTTGTGCCACACTGAGTGCCAATGCAGTGACATTGAATTATGTGATGGATGTGGTGTCGGGTCGAGTCAAAGGCAGCAAAGAAGAATACGAAAAACGCATCAAACAACTATACAAAAACAAATTGAACCCAGATCCCGAGTGGTGGCCAGACACAACCAAGGAAGTTAGAAAATGAAAAAACTATTGTTAACCCTACTACTGGTGCCTGCCATGGCTCTTGCAAAAAGTGATGCCGGCACTGATGGGCTGACCAAAGACATGCCTGAATGGACGGCAGAAACAGCATTTGGAGAACATGGTGTTGTGGCGGGCATGAATAGTGGCATTGAACAAATTATTGATCAGGCATTGGCAATGACCAACACCGCTGGCGGCAAAGAACTAGTAAGCACAGCAGACAGTCAAGAACCTGCATTTGTTGACACACAAAGTCCTATCAAAGCATTCAAAGGCTATCCAAGATAATGGCAAATCCACCACCACCATACGACGACATTACCGGCATCAGCCGTGCTGTGATGAAGGACAATGCACAAGAAACCATTGACAATTATGATGGCAATGCTCGCCCTGGCGAGTTAGTTGCAAATTTAACAGTGGATCCTCCAGCTTTGTATATAGGAAATAATGCCGGTCAGCTCACTAGCATTTTTTCGGGCGCCTCCCAAACTTTTGGTTCTTGGTACAGCAACGTCACCCAGACAATCACAGCCAACACCGTTAGTAATATATCCGTAAACAACTCCTGGTATGAACAAGGAGTCACTGCCGCAGGCAATGTATGGACAATCACCGAAGCAGGAACCTATAACATACAAGTCAGTTATCAGTTTACCAAAACCGACGGCGGCACAGATTTTGCCGAATCATGGTTGGCCAAAAATGGCAACAATGTTGCCAACACCAATACTAGAATACGTCTAACAGGTGCCAATGATTATGTGATATTTGCTCTTAATTTTGTAGAAGATTTTGATGCAGGCGACACTTTCCAGTTGAGATGGTACAGCCTGGACGCCAACATACGACTGTTGGCCATAGCCGCTCCCACAAATCCTGATAGGCCTGCAATCCCTTCTGCAATCGTAACCTGTGTGCCAGTAGGGGTTTAACATTAAATGTATAAAATAGATACCCATACGAAAAAACTACTACTCACTCTTTTACTGATTCCATGCTTGGCCATGGCACAAAAAACACCACAAGGGGTAACCTATGACGCACAGATAGTTCGCATCAATGACGGCGACACTGTGGTCATAGCGGCCCCGTTTCTACCTGCTCCGCTCAAGCCAGAGCTGGCCGTTAGAATCTATGGTGTGGACACACCAGAAAAAGGACACAGAGCACAGTGCCCTCAAGAAGATGCTAGAGGCAAAGCCGCCACAGAGTTCACTAAAAGTGCGATTGCATCGAGCCAAAAACGACAGGTCACATTATACAATTGGGACAAGTTTGGTGGTCGTGTGCTGGGAGATATCATTTTAGACGGTCGTAGTCTGCGTCAGGGCCTGATTGCCAATGGTTTTGCTAGAGAATACTACGGAGAAGCCAAAACCTCCTGGTGCCAATGACACGAGAACTGCGTTTTACAACACAAAATCTAGGTTCCGCAGATTCTTCTGGGGATTGTTATCTTGATCCCCAGGATCCCATACACGCTATCAAATCACAAGGCATGCTGGGCACACTGACCCCTGCTGCATTGACTCAAGCCTACGATGCACATCGACGTCAACAAATATCAGACCAACATTTTGAACTGAGAAACGAAGCAAAACAGCTGGGTATCCGTCCAGGAACACCGGCCTGGTTTGCATTGAACCAATCCCGATTACGTTAAATACTGCCATGGCATTAGAAGGCGTATTAGTCAAGTCACCGCACAAAAAGCAGGTGTTCTCAGAACAACAGCTGGAAGAATTTCTGCGCTGTGCAGATCCAGACACAGGTCCAGAATACTTCATGGACAATTTTTTCTACATCCAGCACCCTACACGGGGCAAGATGTTGTATCATCCCTATGAGTATCAACAACGACTGATTCATACCTATCACAATTATCGTTTTTCAATCTCGCTGATGCCGCGACAAACTGGCAAGTCGACATCGGCAGCAGGCTACTTGTTGTGGTATGCTATGTTTGTGCCGGATTCCACAATTCTAATTGCTGCCCACAAATACACAGGTGCCCAAGAAATCATGCAGCGTATTAGATTTGCATATGAACTGTGTCCTGACCATATTAGAGCAGGTGTTATCAGCTACAACAAAGGCTCAATCGACTTTGAAAACGGATCACGTATTGTGTCAGCAACAACCACAGAAAACACCGGACGTGGTATGAGTATCACACTGTTATACGCTGACGAATTTGCATTCGTCAGACCGGGTATCGCCAAAGAGTTCTGGACTTCTATCAGTCCCACACTGGCCACTGGCGGTAAAGCCATTATTACATCCACACCCAACTCCGACGAAGACCAATTTGCCTACATCTGGAAGATGGCCAACAAGTGCGAAGACGAATACGGCAATCCCACAGAAGTGGGCCGAAATGGATTTAGAGCCTATCGAGCATACTGGCGCGAGCACCCTGATCGAGATGAGCAGTGGGGACGGGACATGGAAGCACAGCTGGGCACAGATCGCTTCCGCAGAGAAATTGGCTGTGAATTTGTGATCAACGACGAAACGTTGATTGCTCCTACCACACTGATTGATATCGAGGGCATAGAGCCTGCTTACAAAACAGGCCAAGTGCGTTGGTATAAAAATCCTGAACCAGGCAAAATTTATGTGATTGCTCTAGATCCCAGTTTGGGCACAGGTAGCGATCCTGCGGCTATTCAGATATTCGAAGCCAACACAACTACTCAAATTGGCGAATGGCGTCATAATCGCACAGATATCCCAACTCAGGTCAAAATCATGGCTGACATAATCAAACATGTCAACAGCTACGTCAAAGACAAAAATTCTGTTTATTATTCAGTGGAAAACAACACCATTGGTGAAGCAGCACTGATCTCTATTGCAGAATATGGAGAAGAAAACATCGAAGGATATTTCCTCAGTGATGGCACAGTGACAGCATCCACAGGGCGTCGCTGGCGCAAAGGTTTCAATACCACAAACAAATCAAAAATCACAGCCTGCAACAAACTCAAAGTTTTGATAGAATCCCGTCGCATGAAAATACACTCAAAACCCTTGGTCAGCGAGCTAAAAACATTTGTGGCACACGGCACCAGTTATGCTGCCAAGCCCGGAGAAACCGACGATCTTGTGATGTCTACGCTGCTGGTTGTGCGTATGATGCAGTTGCTACAAAGCTATCACACAGAAATGGACAGTCAAATTCGGGATCACGGCGATGTAATGATTGAGCCCTTGCCCTTTATTGTCATGCGCTAAATATAAGACTATGTCAACGAATACAGCATCCCAACAACTTTTTGATCTTTTGGTCACTAAAAACTTCAATGTCGAAGCAAAAGACAGTAAAACAGATAGATCCCCGGTGGACGACAACGGCGATCCAGACAACAGTGCGGCTGATAAATTTGTGTTTGACTATGTTCCGCAATCGGGCAAAAACTACGGCACCGTGGTGATCTATGTCAACAGCAAGGACATTACGTTGATGTTTGGGGACAACATTGGTAAAACCATGGAAGGGCAAGACAAAACTGATTGGTTTGAGTTCATGTATCAACTCAAACAACTTGCAACCAAGAATTTTTTAAATTTTCAACCAGAAAACATCAACAAAGAAAAATTTGTTCGTCAAAGTCAAGCGTCCATCACAGAAGGCCTGCTGGAAAGCTGGCAGGGTCGTGGAGCCACAAGTTGGAGTGGCGCACCCACAGAAGCTCGAATTTTGATCAAACACAAAAAGTCCTTGGGCGAAGGCGAAGCACGTTTTCGTTACATAGACAGTATCTTTTTGGAAACAGCTCACGGCGAGAGATTCAAAATGAAAACTCGCAGCTTGACTGCGGCCAAGGCCATGCTGGAACATGTGCGTCAGGGCGGAACTCCTTATGACGCTCGTGGAACACACATCAACGAAATTGTTGAACAACTGGCAGTGTTGAGTCGTTTTCGCAGAGCCAATTCGGGACAAATTTTCGAAGGCGATACCAAAAATCTAGTGGAGCAAACTGATGCTTACTATCGAAACATGCACAGCATTCTCAAGCATTTGGGATCGGGACGAGGCTACAAAGCCTATTTTGAGAGCTGGGCCCCCGCTGAAGTAACCGAGGGCGACATTGTGATCGAAGACATCAAAGATTTGTTTGTGAAGCAAACAATTGATCACAGAATCGAAGAAGCCTTGCCAATTCTGGCTCGTATAACACAGGAGGCAGCTGCCATGAAAGAAACACAAATTTTTGAATCCTGGATCAACAATTTGGCCGAGGGCACCTGGGCCTTGCCCGAAACACCAGAACAAAAACAAACATTGATTGATTTGTTGAGCAAGAACTTCCCAGTGGGAGCAGATGCAACCAATGCCACGGAACAATTGTATGATGTTTTGGGCGACGACGAACTGTTTGACAGACTGCACGAGCTTGCTGATGCCAATGCTGATGCTGATGCTCGCAGCATAGTGATGGCTCGCATGCAAGAGCTATCTGATCAAAGTCCCGATATTGAAGTAGTGCTGGGTCAACTACAAACAACCAAACCCGAACAGCCTGTTGCATCACAGGCAGATCAAGCTGCTCAGAGCATGAAAGAAGCCGACGATCTGAGTTCTATCGAAGAAGCTCAGTGCAACATGACCGAAGCCGGGGAGCATTGTCCCAAGCATGGCCTCGAAGAATGTGGCATCTACGAATACTCGGGCAACTGGACCAACTTTGGACTGGAAGAAAGCGACGAGCTGGCCAGACTGAAAAAAATTGCTTTGGGGAAGTAATTCATAAATACTCTTGACACCGAGACATAAAGCGCATATACTAGCTTGGTGTATGCGCTTTCTTGTTTGTGTGTCACAGGCAACTAGAATCTAAATTTTTAGATAGGCAACACTACATAGGCAACTTTTTAAGGAGAAATACTATGGCATCTTTAGCAGAAATTCGAGCACGACTACAGGCAGCTGAAAACAAACAAGGTGGGCAATCCACCGGCGGGGATCGATCAATTTACCCGCATTGGAACATGGAGGAAGGGCAATCGTGCACCATTCGATTCCTCCCCGACAGTAACTCAAAGAACACATTTTTCTGGGTGGAACGTCAAATGATTCGTCTGCCATTTGCTGGCATCAAAGGCGAAATGGATAGCAAGCAAGTAATGGTTCAAGTTCCCTGCGTGGAAATGTGGGAACCCAATGCCTGCCCAATTTTGGCAGAAGTTCGCACCTGGTTCAAAGACAAGAGTCTTGAAGATCAAGGTCGCAAATATTGGAAAAAGCGTAGCTACATCATGCAAGGTTTTGTTCGTGAGAACCCCATTGCTGATGACACTACCCCAGACAACCCCATCCGCAAGTTCATCATTGGCCCTCAGCTGTTTGCAACCATCAAGGCTGTGTTGATGGATCCCGAAACTGAAGAACTGCCCACTGACTTCCTGCGTGGTCTGGACTTCCGTATCACCAAGACCAGCAAGGGCGGTTATGCTGACTACTCTACCTCAAAGTGGGCTCGCAAGGAAAGTGCACTCACCGAAGTTGAACAAGCAGCTATTGAAGCACACGGCTTGTTTGACTTGAACACCTTCTTGCCCAAGCGTCCCGGCGATGTTGAACTGCGTGTTATCAAAGAAATGTTTGAAGCATCAGTTGACGGTCAGCCTTACGACACTGAGCGTTGGGGTCAATACTTCCGCCCTGCAGGTGTTCAGGCACCCAGCAACAGCGCCAGCAGCACCGATCATGCCGATGAGGACGCACCCAGAGCAGCACCAGCAGCCAAGCCTGCCCCTGTTGCCAAGGCAGAAACTCAGCCCTGGGAAGATGACGATGCGCCAGCTGCCGCAGCACCAGTTCAAACTGCTGCCAAGCCCACGCAGAAAGCCGAAGACATCCTGGCTATGATTCGTGCTCGTCAAGCCAAGTAAAGCACAAGGGCCCGGTATCCCCGGGCCCATTTGACATGAAATTTTCATTGATATTTGACAAATCTGGCGATACTTTGCCTTTTGAAGTAAAGTATAATCACGAGCTTCTTGAATTTTTTGTTGATAAGAGTAATCAACAATCTCAAAATTCATTTGTCAATGATGGAGTGCTGCAAAGAGATATTGACAGAAAATTAGCACATCTGCACTGGGCAATCACCAAGACCAATGAAGTATTGTATGATCTAATCGGAATAAAATTAGATCAACAGACAAATTTAGAAAATTATCTTGAACAAAATTTTCTAAACAAAACTCATTGCGATTGGGCATTGAGCCAACAGCACACTGTGGACATTGACAAACTGAGATTTAGCAATGTTTCGGCTCAGGCCAGGTTAGGAAATCAATTGCATGACATGTATCCTGATGAAATTAGATTTCCCAAGATTGCTGCGGTGTTAGAAAAACTTGGATACATATATCCCTACGAAGAAGTAAACATGGGGGTTCACAGACTAGAGTGGTCTTTTGACAAATCAAACCTCGAGTTCAAAGCTGACACCAAATGGGAAGTTTTTGAAAATCCGTTTGTGGATTCAATGATTACCAACAACGATGTGATAAATTTTTCGTTTGGATATACCTATGTAGGGCGACAATATTATAATAAATTTCGATTCTTTGATACCAAATTAGAATTCAAAGATCATTACAATTATGAATCACTTGAGTTTGCATTTCAGGTAAATTTGAATCGACCCGAGACTGTGCCGTTCAGTCAAGAATCTCAGTTGTGGGCAAAACAGCACGGAATCAAATTGATCGGCGAACAGATTCCGATTGGAAATTTACAAAATTTAGAACAAAATCTTTTTGATTACAGAAAAATTTTGTATCGAAATTCACGAGATAAAAATCGAGCAAAAATTATTTTACACTAAGAGGCAACCATGGCAAAACCATTTGACGTTTCAAAATTCCGCAAGGAAATTACCAAAAGCATTGACGGCCTAAGTATTGGCTTCAATGATCCCACTGACTGGATCTCCACAGGCAACTATGCCTTGAACTACTTGATCTCAGGCGACTTTAACCGTGGCATTCCCTTGGGCAAGGTCACTGTGTTTGCCGGTGACTCTGGTGCAGGTAAGTCATACATCTGCTCTGGCAACATTATCAAACACGCACAAGAGCAAGGCATCTTTGTGGTGTTGATTGACTCAGAAAACGCACTGGACGAAGATTGGCTCAAAGCCCTGGGTGTCGACACCAGTGACTCAAAACTGCTCAAACTCAGCATGGCCATGATCGACGACGTGGCAAAGACCATTTCGACATTCATGAGCGACTATAAAGGCTTGCCCGATGGCGAGCGTCCCAAGGTATTGTTTGTGATTGACAGCTTGGGCATGTTGCTCACACCCACTGATATCAATCAATTTGACAGCGGTGACTTAAAAGGTGACCTAGGCCGTAAGCCTAAGGCACTGACCGCACTGGTTCGTAACTGTGTGAACATGTTTGGTAGTTACAATGTTGGTCTTGTATGCACCAATCACACATACGCAAGCCAGGACATGTTTGATCCTGATGACAAGATTTCGGGTGGTCAAGGCTTTATCTATGCCAGCTCTATTGTTGTAGCCATGAAAAAACTCAAGCTCAAAGAAGACGAAGACGGCAACAAAATCACTGACGTCATGGGTATTCGTGCCGCCTGTAAAGTAATGAAAACACGCTATGCCAAGCCCTTTGAAGGCGTGCAGGTCAAGATTCCCTATGAGACCGGTATGAGCCCTTACAGTGGTCTTGTGGACTTGATTGAGAAAAAAGGCATGCTCAAACGCGAAGGCAACAGCTTGGTGTTTACTACCAGCGACGGCGAGATCATCAAGAAGTTCCGCAAAGCCTGGGAAAAGAACGACGATGGTTGTCTTGACACTGTGATGAAAGACTTCGGAAATCATAAAGAAGCGGTAAGTATCACTGAGGATTCGGAGGAGGCATAATGCACGAAACAGTAGCAAGTGAAATTTGGGGCGAATTAAAGCGATACGTAAACACTGTGGATCGAGCCGAAGCAGCTGAAACAGTGGTCAGTATCTTGATTGATAACGATTGTGATGTCGATGATATCAAGTCTGCATTTTCTGGAGACAAGGACATCAAGCTTGCTCTAAGCAACTATTTAGATCAAGGCGAGGACGAATCAGAGTATGAAGAAGATGAAGACGACGATGAATCAGACTTTGATCGAGATTGGGAAAACTAATCAAACAACAGCTTTGAACAACAACAGGCTTGTCCTGTTGTTGTCATTTAACAGCCAAAAATAACATGTGGTATAACAAAGTGGTATCTGATCTTGGCAATGTGCCAGATTTCATTGCTCACTACGAGAATGAACTGCAATCTGCTAAATCTGAGTGCCGCATCGGTGGAGTAGTGGAACGCAATATCAAAGAGTTGCCGGGAGTCACTGAGCATCGTTTTAATCAACTACAAGAGATTGAAGCTGTATTGAATTATCTCAATATTCAATTGAGAAAAATTCGCAGAAAGCATTTCCAAAAATATTTGGAAGCTTATGCACGAGCACTCACCAGCCGCGACGCTGAAAAGTATGTGGACGGCGAAGATGAAGTTGTTGACTTTGAAACCATAATCAACGAAGTTGCATTGCTGAGAAACAAGTGGCTGGGCATCATGAAGGGTCTCGAAACAAAACAGTGGCAAATGGGCCATATTGTGAGACTCCGCGCAGCAGGCATGGAAGATATAACAATATAATGTTTTTTCAAAATCACGAACAAAGTCATGCTCACAGTTTAGAAACACTGAATTGGCTATACGAGCATGATGACTTCATGGCCAGCATAGATACTTTAATTGATCTTGGCTGCGGCGCTGGTCTAGATCTTGAATGGTGGGCAACTCGAACCACACGTGATGAGAATGCACAACCGTTGAATATTAATTGCACAGGATTGGATTTAGTCGATAGCCTAAGTGTAGCGCATCGTTATCCCAACATTGTGTATCAACGCAATAACTTTGAACAGCAAATCTACACACCCAAAAAGAAAAAGTATGACGTATTATGGTGCCATGATGCTTTTCAATATGCAATCAATCCACTGCAAACTCTCAAGCTTTGGTGGGACATTGCCGAATCGGGTGCCATGCTGTGTTTGATTGTGCCGCAGACCACTAACATCGAACATCGCAAATTGAAATTTATTCAACCACAAGGTTGCTATTATCATTACTCGATTGTAAATTTGATTCACATGCTGGCTGTGTCGGGCTGGGATTGTGAATCGGGATTCTTCAAGAAGTTCCCCAACGACCCTTGGTTGCATGCTGTGGTATATCGTAGCGATCGCGGCCCTCAAGATCCTGCTACCACATCCTGGTATCAACTGGCTGAACAAGGGTTGCTGCCCAAATCTGCAGCCAACAGTGTTCAACGTCACGGATATGTTGTGCAAGATGAATTGGTATTGCCGTGGCTGGATAAAAATCTAACTTGGTTTGGTCAACAATGAAAATAACTCAACCTGGTTTCATGTGCGGATGCGATACACTGTATTTTAATCAACTTGGCAAAATATTATATGCATCTGTCAGGGAACATGCACCCTGGGCACACATGCACTTTCATATTTTTGATGCAACCACAGATGATCTGGCCTGGACAAGTTCTCAAGAGAACTGTAGTGCAAGCAGTGAGGTAACCCCGGCTGAATACAATCAAAACATTGAACAACGTCGAGCTTACTGGTCTAACATGCGATGGGTAAGAGTATTGGATTATTATGATGATACAACTCCTGTGATTGACATTGATGCTGATTGTGTTATGGTTAAACCCTTGAGTCAAGAACAGTTTCTATCTGACTTGCAACGCAGTTGGGTTCCCACGGCCCCCAAACGTGATCAGCGAAGTTTAGCCAGTGCCGTGGGATTTGCTCCAGACCAAGCTAGATATCGATTTGCTGAATTGTTATTAGACATAAAAAACAATAGCTACTTTCGGTGGGCGGACGATCAGCGTATGTTAGATATCATGATTGATACCGGGGAAATTAGTCTAATGGATTTACGATATACTGATTATAAATTCAAAGACAGTTCATATGTTTGGACTGGCAAAGGTGAAAGAAAAAACGGTGCCAAAAAAGGTTGGC